ACCTGATTGGGAGCTTGCAGACTTTCAAGAAGAGCTAATAGAAGTATTAGACAACTTAGAAAAAGGTGAGCTGGGTGCTGACAACCTTCTCATCACAATGCCACCACGTCACGCCAAATCAACTTTCGGCACAATATACTTCCCTTCTTACTTCATGGCTCGTAACCCATCTCGTTACGTCATGTCTTGTTCTTACAACTCACAGCTCGCCACAGACTTCGGCAGACAGATACGTGGAGTGGTAGAAGACAAAGCAATACCTCAAGCTTTCCCTGACTTTAAATTATCACAGGACAGTAGAGCAGCAGACGTATGGCGTACCGAAGATAACGGTGCATACTTTGCTGTAGGTATTGGGGGTACGACCTCTGGTCGTCCCGCCAATCTTCTTATAGTGGATGACCCAGTAAAATCCCGTGAGGACGCCGAGTCTATGACTCAGCGCAACAAGACATGGAACTATTACACATCAGCACTAGCCACACGTCTTCAGCCAGAACAGGACGGCACGAGACCAAAACAAATAGTAATCCTGACCCGCTGGCATCCAGATGACCTAGCTGGACGCCTCCAGCAAACAGAGGACTGGGAAGAAGGAAGATGGAAACATGTTAACTTCCAAGCAATAAAAACAGTCCGTAGTGGCAAAATAAGCCGTCGTGAGCTACCAGAAGACGATTCTAGGTACATCGAACCAGGGGAACTAGCAAAGCTCGCCCCTGGCAAGCGTACAGTAGATGTTCACGACGAAGCATCTTTATGGCCCGAACGCTTCAGCCTTGAAGACCTAAAGCGACGTGAGCGTTTAAACCCCAGAGAGTTTGCATCTCTATACCAGCAGCGCCCATACATCGAAGGTGGTAACATTATAAAAACAGAATGGTGGCAAAAGTATCCCAAAGACCTTTCACCAGAAAGTTTTACAACTTTAGTTATTGGCGTCGATACGGCTTTCAAGAAAACAGAGACAGCTGACTATAGTGTAGCTGTAGTAGCTGGCATGGATAAAAACGGTGACATATATATAGTAGACATCATACGAGGCAAGTACGACTTTCCAGAGCTAAAGCAAATGCTAGTCCGTCTAAACAACAGGTGGCGAGGCAAAGGACTCCGAGCTATGTACATTGAAGACAAAGCCTCTGGTCAATCTATACTGCAAGAACTAAAACGTGAAAGTGGTATGTCTGTAATCCCTTACAAGGTAGTCCATGATAAGGTAGCCAGAGTCAACGCTATACTGCCTTTGATAGAAGGGGGACGAATATTTATTCCAGAACAGGCAGAATGGTTAGATTCATTCATAGACGAAACAGTAACATTCCCTGGAGGAAACCATGATGACCAAGTTGATGCTATGACAATAGCTGTTGATGTCCTGTCAAGAACATCTATTTCGCCCGATGCTTGGAGCCTTCACACAGATGCTTCACAGTCATTAAACAATGCCAACATAAAATCTCTTGGAGATTCCTTAACCAAACGAATTGATAAAAAAGCACATGAATGGAAAGGTTGGGGTCTTTAAGGACGACCAAGTTAATAACAGAAAGTATAGTTTATATTATGAGTGTAGGTGGCCCAAAAAGTAGAACGACAATAAATTCTGGTTCTGGATACAGAAACGCTGAGTACGTATCAGGCCCGAATGAAGGTGTGGTTGTTGACCTTTCTGAATTTGCAGAAGAATTAATTAACTACCAAGACATATCTCACCGATTGTCAGACGAGCAAGAAAGACGAATCGTAGACTATGTAAAGTCTATGGTCGATATGTCTTACTTTAAAATCAGAAAAAGGTACGACCATTGGACGGAAGCAGACCGAGCCCATGATGTTTACGTACCACCAGACACTACAGATTTCAGAGAAAAAGCTGTAATCGCCGATACCAGAGCTATCGCCGATACGGTTCTTACATACATGATGGCAGCACTATCAGGCAGAAACCCAATGTTTCAGCTTGAAGGTCTCAACAGAAAATCCAGACAATCATCTATGATTCTGGAAAGAGTATTGCATCAGCAGATGCGAAGAACGGCTGGTGAAGCACGTCTCGCCCAACTTCTCCTTGATAGCATACGCTACGGGTTCGCTCCTACGAAAATAGTTTGGGACTCTGGGACAAATCAAAATCGTATGATTAACTTTGACCCAAGGCGCTGCTTCCCAGACCCACGAGTAAACTGGGGTGACTGGGACAACATGCAGTACATAGTCTTCTCAGACTACGTCAGCTTCAACTCTCTTCTATACAGCGGAATGTATCCGAAGCTAAAGATGTTCCCAGCTCTACGTCACAAGATTTCACCACCACGAAATGCTTGGAGCGCACACCAGTTTCATAGAGAAGAAGGCAGAGGTCTATCAATAGACCCGTCTGCACCGAACCAAAGAGAAAGATTCGACCACGCATATTTCACACTTGGCGACGCACGGGTGGTAGACGAAGCGTGGGTACGTCTATCTGGTCACGAAATCAACATACCTACAATCGACCAGATATTCCTAGTCATCACAATACTAGACGAAAACGTAGTCATCCGATTCCAGCTCAACCCATACGGCAGACAGATGCCAGCTGTTATCGGTGGTCTATACCAAGACTCGCACAAGACGTATGGTCAATCACTCTACGACCTTATCTTGCCGATGCACGATATAGCTACATACCTGATGCGTTCACGTATCGACAACATTAGTGCAGCACTTAACAATCTGATATTTGTTGACCCAACACAGGTAAGTGTTCCTGACCTAATTGACAGGAATCCTTGGGGCGTTGTCAGAACATTGCCAGGTACAAAGCCTGGGGACGGTGTATTTATTGCACAGGTTCCAGACGTAACCCGTGGTCACTTCAATGATATTGCAGCAATGTCTGAACTCAAGCAAAGAGTATCAGCAGCATCCGACGCACAACAAGGTATGCCAACATCAGACGGCATCCGAACAGCAACAGAAATACAGCGTCTAACACAACTAGGCTCACAACGTCTTGGGGTTTTAGCTCGTGTTATGTCAGCTACCACCATCCGACCTATGGTGCGGATGATGGTATCAAACATTCAGGACAGTCTATCAATGGACGGCTCTGTTAAAATAGACGAAAGAGAAATGCCAAACCAACTATCCGATATGGTTGAAGACGGCTATCTCGACTTTGACGTGCAGAAAGATTTACAAGGCGATATTGATTACCTTGTGATTGACGGCACATTACCACTCGAACCAACACGTAATGCTGAGACATGGATGAACATGCTACAGATTATGGCGCAGACAGGTTTGAATATGGAATACAACGCTGGTCAGATTGCTGAAGAAGCTATTAGAGCTATGGGCATTACAGATATGGACAGGTTCCGTATCTCGAAAGACCAGATGGCACAAGACGGCCCAAGCCCATCTCAGCAAATGCAGCTTATGGAAAAGATGCGAGGTGCATCAGTACAACCGAATGAGAACGTCCAGAAAGAAGTTCAGAAAGGCAACCTCATTCCACTAAGAGAGAGGCAAGGACAATGAGCAAGGTAGAAGCACTCAAAGCCTCCATTACAGACAAGAAGATAGTTGACTTGATGGAGGAGAACGACAGGCTCTTGGGGTTAGAGCTTACAGAAATGAACAAGACGAGGACGTCTGAATACAAGTCAATCAAGGACAAAATGACAGCTATGGAAGAAACCATAGTCAAATTAGAAACAAAGATTGAGTCACTAGAAGGAGCTGGTCAGGACGACAAGTATAAGATTACTAAAGTAAAACTAATACAGTTGATGAAAGATTTGGGGTATTACAACTAATGGCACAAACTCAACCAACAGGCGAACAGATACGATTCCGTTCCTCTAAGACAGGGGAACACATTTTAGATACGTACATGGAGAATACCGAGAAGGGTACACGTACTCTTCCCGATATGATTGACGACCTTTTTGACGGGTCAGGCGTATTTCGTTCAACTAACTTTGAGTTTAGATTCGACCCAGCCACAGACAAGATACAAGTTCGTGTCGGTCAGTTTGCAAACGCAACTGCTGGTTATCAGGACATTACAACATTTTTTAACGTCACAGGCACATTTAGCTCATCAACAACATATCAAAACTTCGATGTAGTAACAGACAGCATCAAAGACGTGTACATCGTACACGGGCTAACTTCAGGACAAACTTTTTCTAGCGAATCAAATTTTACATCGAGCAGCAACACAACAAAGATAGTTGATGTTTCCGAAGCACGAGCTTATGCCATAAAAGTAAACGGAGCCATTACAGGAACTGAGTATAGTGCAAAAGCCTGGGCTATTGGAGGCACAGGTGTAACAGGCGCAGCCAACGGCGGTAACGCAAAAGACTGGGCAACAAAAGTAAACGGCACAGCAGATAATGCAGAGTTCTCCTCGAAGGCCTACGCTCTTGGCGGAACTGGTGTAGACACCACCACTGGTTCTGCCAAGGACTGGGCTATCAAAACAGGCAGTACAGTTGGCAACACAGGAGAGTATTCAGCAAAGTTTTGGGCGACATCTACAAACGTAGTCACAGTTGCCAATGGAATTGCAAACATCAACACCGTTGCAACAGGCATTGCTAACGTCAACACCACAGCTACAAATATAGCTGACATCAACACCGTTGCTGGAATCAATGCAAACGTAACAACAGTAGCTGGGATACAAGCTAACGTAACCACAGTTGCAACGAACAATGCGAATGTGACCACAGTTGCTGGAATCTCGTCTGACGTTACAAGCGTAGCTGGTATTTCGTCTGCGGTATCTGCCGTAAACTCAAACGCTACGAACATTAATGCCGTCAACTCAAACTCAACTAACATCAATAGTGTCGCTGGTATAAATTCTAACGTCACTACTGTTGCTACTAACATAGCGAACGTAAATAGTGTTGCTGGTATATTCTCAGGGACACAGACGTTTACTGTTACAGTTGTGCAATCGGGTGGTAACAAGTTTGCAATAGACGGCGCAACAGCACCAGCTTTAACTCTTGTAAAGGGTTTTACATACACATTTGATGTAAGTGACAGCTCTAACTCTGGACACCCTCTAAGATTTAAAGACGCTTCTGGAAACTCTTTTTCTACAGGCGTAACAGTTAACGGAACGCAAGGACAGTCTGGAGCTACTGTAGTTCTTGCGGTTCCAACATCAGGAACACAGCCAGCAAGATATTATTGTACCGTTCATGGAAACGGTATGGGTAACTCAATTACCACGCAAAACAACGACATTGCTACAGTCGCAACAATATCCTCAGACGTAACTGCCGTATCAAACATACACGCAAATGTCACAACTGTTGCTGGAATATCATCAAATGTAACATCCGTAGCTGCCAACAACGCAAACGTAACAACGGTTGCGGGTTCAATCGCCAATGTAAATACAGCTGCGGGCTCAATCGCAAATGTCAACACAGTCGCTGGTTCAATAGCTAATGTAAACACAGTGGCAGCGAACGTCACAGACGTAAACTCATTTGCTAACACTTACGCTATTGGGGGTTCTGCTCCATCAAGCCCAACAACAGGCGACCTTTGGTATGATACGTCTGCAACGCAGATGAAAGTATATAATGGTTCTGCTTTTGTACTATTCGTCACAGGTTATGATACCGACAATCTACCAGAAGGCAGCTCAAACCAATACTTCACAAACGCAAGAGCAGACGCTCGAATCACAAATGCTTTCGGCAGTAACGTAACTCTTGGAGCGGAGCTTAGAGGCCCAGCTACATTTGTTATCGACCCAGCAGCAGTTGGCGACAACACAGGTTTGGTTCAAATCAAGGGAAGTTTGCAAGTAGATGGTACGACAACCACAGTAAATTCTGCTACTTTGGATGTGACTGATAAGAACATTACTGTCGCCAAGGGTTCTGCAAATGCAGCAGCCTCTAACGGAGCTGGGATTACAGTCGAGATTGGAAGCGGTACAGACGCAACATTAACATACGCAAATACGGATGATACGTGGAACGTAAACAAGAATTTAAAAATAAACGCAGCTTTAGCAGCGACACAAGACGACGCTGTTGCACTAAGCATTGCGCTTGGGTGATAGGAGAACTAGATGGCAAATACATTTAAAAA